CTCAGGAACACCTACACGCGACTTCCATCACGTGTAAAGATCCTCGTTAAGGAACCGTCGGGTGTCCCCTGCACTCGTAAGACTTGTCTTACGTGCGCAGTGGCTTCCCACCGGTACCAGGAGGCGAATTTGTCTCCACTCCACAGCGTTTGGACAGCGCTGTGGAGCGGTCTTGTCCTTTCCGGCTGGTCTGGTAAGCGCGTGGCTTGGTTCCTTCACAGATGGTTCATCCGCTCCGCCCCCAGGGGTGCTGCGGAGGTGATTCGCTCTGTGAAGGCACTTTGCCACACCGTTCGGTTTGCGGCCTTGCACTCCAAGGGCAAGCCCAGGAGCGACACCAACATCCCCAAGGATGTTGTGTCGGCTCTGAGTGAGCTTGCTTGGGCGCAACCTGAGAACGGCTTCGCATTCTCTCGGCTCGCGCGCTCGCTCCAGTCTCCTCCTGCCAAGGAGGGGATCGCAGCGCTCGCGGCGGCGAGAGAGATGTGTAGCGCTTATCAGACCACATCGGCCGGCGTCTTGGAATCCGTCAAATCTTATGTCTCGGTGTCTTACCAGACGCGAGGGTATAAGATTCGTCATCCAAGACGCCTGCCCTCCTCCCAGTCTTCCTGTCTCGAGTGGCCTGCCACCCGGGGCGGGATCGACGGCTATCTCGAACACCTGGGGCACGAGGTAGAGGCCTCTCTCCGCACTGCGAAGAGTTTCCACTACCTGGCGGGCGATTCTCTGGGTGCGTTCTGTCTCAACAGAGCGCGCCCGGTTCTTCGTCCGCCCACAGGTGTTGCACCGGATCTCAGCGAGGCGTACAGATGCGCTGGCCTGCTGGCACTCAGGGAAATCGGCAAACCGTTTTCCATGAAGGCAGAGGCGCTTCTGTCTCCCGGCTACAAAGTTCGAGTAATTGGCGTACCCGATTGCTTGACCTTTGTAGAAGGGAGCTGGGTCAGATCTTCTATGCACCGTGGTGGTCTCCCAGGAGACCATTGGCGTAGCGAAGACATGAACCAGCCGCCTCGCGGGTTCCGGACAATGCGTCAGGATGGTGTCTACCGGTCCTTGGACTTGTCCAAGGCAACCGATGGGCTTCATCATGACGCAGTCGAGGCAGTCGTCGACGGGCTGCACTTGCGTGGTGAGATCAGGGACTGCGATCTCGCCATGGCAAAGCGAAGCCTGGGACTGGGACAGAACGCGACTTGGAGCTTCAACGGTGATGAAGTCGCGTTCAGGAGGGGTTCGCCGATGGGCACTCCGCTCTCCTTTGTCGTTCTCTCCTGGACAAACAGCTGGTCCACAGCTGTTTTCGATAGGAGATTCACCCATGGCGATGACGCTGTCGGCTGGAGCCGCAGGCGTTCTGACCCGTCCCGAGGGGCGGGCCAGCAACTTCACGACTACGCCAGTCGAGTCAAAGCCGTGGGTGCATCTCTCAATCGGACAAAGACATTCTCCTCTCGCAGTTGTTTCACTGCTTGCGAGAAGTTTGTCCGACCAGAAGGGGTTGACATTGAAATGGCTGTTGCTGATATCCCCTCCCTGCCCTTCGTGGGCCTGAAGCACCCACCTGTATCCAACGCCCTCGAAAGGGGTGGAACGATGCAGAGGCGCGAGGAGAGGATAGTAACAACCCGCTTCCCTTGGCTTACCCGTTGCGCATATGTTCACCTTCCGGTGAGCATAGGCGGCTTCGGGTACCTGGGTCGCGGCCTTGCAGTCAGCGTATCGTTGCGTCGTCGTCTCTCTGCTCTCACGAGTAGGGATCCGACGCTGGAGCAAGCGATGGCGCTGAATGCAAGGAAGCCATTCAGAGAGCTTGGCCTCTACCCGCGCGCTTTCGAGCGAGTCGTGCGACCGGCGGATCACTGGCGTGCCGTTAAGAGTGTAGCCAGCTACAAACTTTTCGACACCCCGGAACCCTCGTCGTGTGACTCGGTCTCTCTTTTCCAGGCGCTCGCATTTGAGTCTATCCTCGTTGAGGACGAAATTAAGATGGCAAATGCGGGACCTGTTAAGAGGAAGCGTGCGGGTAGACCGGAAAGGAACAAGAGGTCCACTGGTACTTTCAGGCGCTTGCGAGTCAAGCGGCTTCCGCCACCCCTCTCCAAGGGGAGGGGCGCGGAATCCCTTGACAAGTGGGCAGAGCGCTGTAAGGCGCTTCGAGTACCAGTAGACCAGACAATAGCTTCTGAG